CAAAGAGAGAGCAAATATCTGGTATAAATATTCTAAAGATTTAACTGATAGCCAATGGAAAGGAAAAATTGAAAACTGTATAAGATTTTGCAGGAGAATTCCTACTCTTGCGGATATATTAGACTTCAAAGGATATTATAGGGAGGAAAAGGACTGGTCTGGAGTAAAAATATTTGAAGAAGATGACTACGAATATAAACCAATACCGGAAGAAGCCAGTAAAATAATAAAAAAATTTATACCCACCTATAGGGATAAAAAGAGAAAGGAATAAATAATGAGATTAGGAGATAAACATCCAGTGAAATATAAACTTTGGTGCATTATTAGAAATGTTGTTTTAGAGCTATCTATAAGAATAAATATTATGTATGACAAGATAAATAAAATCCACTACGCTTATTGGACATATGGGGAGACATTAAAAGAACTAAGGGAATTAAAAGAAAGTGAGGATAACAATGAGTGAATTAGATTGGAATAAAGTAGAAGACGAGATAACAAAAATACATAATGCTGGTACTGGTATAGCCGAAACATTAGAAAAAAGAGTTGGGCTAACAATTAGGTACATCAAATCTATAGTTGAAAAAGAAAATGCTGAACTTAAACAGCAGATAGAACGTGAAATAGCAAATAATTCATTGACGCTTGAAAGATTGGCAATAACAGAAGAAGAATATGAAGAAGAAATAAAAGAACTTAGAAAGCAGATAGAAGATAACAAATGATAATAAAAACTAAAAGAAAACCAAGTAGAAAAACATTAAAAAATAAGTGTGATGATATTTGGAAAAAGATTATCCGGTCAAAAATAAGATGTGAAATGTGTGGGAGACCTGGTAATAATCCCCATCATATAATCGGCAGAGATAACCACGCTGTAAGATGGGATATTCGTAATGGCTGCCTATTATGTTCAGGTTGCCATACAATGAATAATGGTTCAGCCCATAAAGATCCACAGGATTTTATGATATGGTTTGAGAATCGCAGACCTGACGATTATGAATATCTATTAAAGCAGAAGAATATAATTTGGGATAAGGATTATGATAAGGTGTTGGAATACTTAGAAGAATATAAAAATATAGGAAAGGAGAATAATTATGAAAGATATGGTAACTTATGACGGAAAGAAAATAGAATATGTTCAGATTAAGTTTGAATTTCTAAATTTTTGGCAAAAATTGCATTTATGTTGGAATATATTAACAAAAAGATATTTTGGACTTAGAACATCAGATATAGAAATTATAGCAAAAATCTAATCTATTGATTGTTTTATTCTAAGCATTATAATTAATATTAATAATGACTATAACAAAACAGCTAAAAAAAAAACGATAACCCAGCAAATAGGTGAATGGTTACAAGATGAGGAAGACAAAGAAAGATTTAACAAAATCATACACGGTGGAATACTTTTTAAAATAAAAGATGGGATAGTTTTAAGACGGGTATATAATGATAGTAAGGATTTAAATGAGTTGAAGTGGAGATAATGGAATGAGAGAGATGGAATAATGAATGAACCAAAAGTTATTTATAAGGTTGATTTTGAATTTTTGGAAAAAATAATAACAAAATGTAGTTTATGGTTTAAAGGACAGCAGATTAAAAAAGGTGATATAATAGTTTTAATTGATAAGGATGTTGGAATAAATGCAGAATATAAAATCACAAGCATAAAACCCAAAAAAGACGAATGGGAAATAGCAAAATTAAAATTTAAAAGAGTTTGTAAGAATAAATGAAATAACTTAATTTGACAACTTAATATTATCCTTGCAGGAAGACTGAGGGATTAGAAGCCGAAAGGTTTTTAGTCCCTCTTTTTATTATGGAAAGAGAACTAAAAAAAGAATTTAAATTAATTAGTTTCTTAGATGAGCAGTCTTTGGCTAACCTTAACAAAATCGCTAAGCAAGGTGGAATTAAGTATTCTAAAAAGCACACTAAGAAGCCAGTAGGGGAAAAGATAAATTATAAGAAGCTAATGGAACAAGGTTCGAGAGATAGAATATGAGGAGAAGAAGAGCCAGAAAACCTATTGATAGATTAATTGAAAATATGAATTTGCTAACTGAAATAATAGAAAATCCCTTAAAATATGGTTCATTTATTTTAATTTATAAAGTTAAAGGCAATAAAGATAAACCGCCTACAAGCATTGAATTGTTAAAATTTAAAATTAATATGGAGTTTGAAATAAGAAGGATATCAAGGAAAATAGAAAAAAAACTTGGTTGGGAGCTTCCCAGTGGCTTAAAATAGCGAAAAAATGCCTCTTGACAGAATTAGAAAAAACTTGCTTTTTAACGTTAAATATGCTATTTTAAATTATAATTGGCTACCGCAGTCAAGAAATTTAATATTTAATGAGCTCGAAAGGGCTCTTTTTTTATGTCAAAAATTATGGAAAAAATACAACGGCTTTCAATAGAAGAAATACAAACTTTACAAGTTGATGCTGCAATGAGAATAATTGCGACTAATTCAAATTTGCTTATAGAGATAAACGGTGAAATGTTTACAGCATTGGGTGAATTAGGACAGGCAAGAATTAAAGTTGAAGTTTTGAAAGAAAAGAAGTCAACAATTATAGAACAGAATAGAGCGTTAAAGACGGTGATAAGTAATGGATAATAAAAATAACGTAAATACGTTGGAAATACGTAAATACACAGATGAAACTGGAAAGTTTAAAGAAGGCAATCCTGGCAAACCCAAAGGAGCAATAAGCTATTCTAAAAAACTTGATGAAGCCTTAGGAGAAATTGAAACAGATAAAGGTAAAAATCTTTTTAAAAGGTTTATAGAACGAGCTTTTACAAGTGATAAAGTTTTAGTAGCGGCAATGAAAAAGTTTGTACCTGATAAATCATATAACGAAATCGAAACTACCGAACCAATTGAAATAGTAATTCATAGAGCCAAAGATGAAAGTTGATATCAATGTTACTAAAGTCTATGACTGGTTAGAACAAAGTAAAGCAAGGATTAATATTTTAAGAGGGGGGACAGGTAGTTCAAAAAGTTATAGCTTGTCTCAATTCTTTGCAGTAAATAAATTATGTGCAGAAGGCAGGAGAACTCTTGTAATTGCACGTAAGACACTACCGGCACTAAAAAAGACAGCATATAAGGAAACAATGGATATCATTAATTCTCTTGGTATTCCTTATAAACTAAATAAGACTGATTTAGAACTGAAGGTAAAAGACAATATCTTATATTTTATGTCCTTAGATGATCCTCACAAAGTAGCAAGTTTTCAAACAGATGACGTCTGGCTAGAAGAAGCGATAGATTTTACCTTTGAGGATTTTCACCAGTTTAATATGAGAATGAATGGGCAGATGTATTTATCGTTTAATCCGGTATCTGCGCTCCATTGGATTAAAACAGTTCTTATCGATAGTGGCAATTATGATGCTGTAGAAAATATTTCCACTTATAAAGACAATCCATATTTAGCAGTTTCAAGACGTAAAGAAATTGAAAACTTAATAAAGATAGACCAGAATTTCTACAAGATTTACAACCTCGGCCAGTGGGGTGTACTTGAAAATATCATATATGGCAATTGGACTACATTTAACAAAGTTGAATTTAAAGAAGATATTAAGTTTATAGACGATAAAAAAGTTGAAGATATTACATACGGTCTGGACTTCGGCTATTCTAACTCATCGGCATTAACAGAAATTAACTGGATTGAGAATGACTTTATTGCACACGAACTCTTATATCAGGACAGTTTAACTAATACTGAACTTATAGAGAAGGCTAAGAAATTAATACCGGTAGAACAGAGGTACAGGGAGATTTACGCAGATCCTTCTGAACCGGACAGAATTAACGAGTTTTACCACGCTGGATTTAATGTTCATAAAGCCCGTAAAGATGTAACAGCCGGAATAGATTATTGCAAGACTCACTTGCTTGGTATTACTGCGGAGAGTACGAACGGGATTAAGGAATTACAATCTTATAAAAGACGTGAGGATAAAGACGGAAACGTAATGGAAGAACCAGTCAAATTTAATGACCACTTCTGCGACAGTATGAGATATGGTGTTTATTCAAAATATACTGGAGGAGAGGAAAGTAAAAATGTATGGTAAAAGGATAATTTATGAGAGATTTAAAAAATATAGTAGATATAGCAAAATTAACTGAACCCACGATATTTAGTGATGAGCAATTAGCAGTTATTGCTGAACTCATCAAATATCAAGACTACTATGAAAATCGTAGTTTCAAGTATATAGCAGATGAATATCCAGAGTTCAGGCATGGTATAGTTGATGGTAAGGATTATAAGCCTGCACAAGTTCCATTAAACTATGGAAAACTTATTGTAGATAAACTTGCAGCCTGGCAGTTTGAAGAGAGTATAGATTTTAACTGTACATCAGTTTTAACTGATTCTGATGATCCTAAAACTAAAAATAGGTCTGATGAAATTGAATCCGACTTGTACGAAATTCATAAGCAAAACAAAATGGATATCAAGTTACTGCAGTCAGCAACCGAATCAAATATATCTGGCGGTATAGCTTTTAAGTTAAAGTGGGACGAAGTCAAAAAGTACCCACGTATTTTAATACGCAATAGAATTGAAACATTTGTAGTAACTGAATTTGACGATTATGAAAACGTAATTAGGGTTCACTTTATTGCATTTCAAGATGATAAGACAATCTGGAAACAGACCTATGAAATGGTTGGTGAAATCTGTTATATATCTGAGGCTTTATTTGACACAAAAGATATTAGGACACCTAAAGAAATTATTATTGAGTATCAGCCTTTAGGATTAAATAAAAAGTGGCTCGACTTTCTGCCGGTTTATATTGTGTCCAATTTAGCGCAACTGGGTGAAGTATGGGGAACATCGGAACTGCGGGATTTAATACCTATAATCAATGAGATAAACAAAAAGTATTCAGACTTATCAGATAGTCTGAAGTTTGATATGTTTGCTATTACAGTATTTTTGAATGCTAAACTTCCTAAAGGAGCAGATGGTAAAGTACAACTTAAAAATAAAGCTGGCGCAGCGTGGGAAATTATGGGATTGTCGCCAACAGAGAACCTGCGACCAGATGTAAAAAAGCTACAGGGAACTTTTAGTTATACAGATACCTTAACATATCATATTAATTCACTGGTTGCAGCATTATTTGAATTTGCGGAAGCGGTAAATATTACACCTGAAACTGTTACAGGGCTTCCTGCACTTTCAGGAATTGCGCTTAAGTTACTATTTGCAACGATAATCTCAAAGACAAATAGGAAAAATACGGTATGGAAAGCAAAGTTATCTGAAATCTATATGGGTACATTAAAGTTAAAACAAATTTATGAAGGATATGACATACCGGAAGATTTAAATATTGAGATAATTACTCATATTCCAATGCCGGCTAATGAATTGGAAGAAGTTCAAATAGCAGTACAAAAACTTGCTGCCGGACTATCAAGTGTTGAAACTGAAATGAATAATTTAGGTATAGAAAACGCACAGGAAGAAATAGCTAAGATATTGGCGGAGAAAATGCAGTACGATAAGGTGATGAATACTGACCAATTAAAAAAAGAGCCTGAAGAAGAATGAGCGATGAATACAAAAAATATTTACTCAAACACCGAGTAGATTTTATAAAACTCACAGATAAACAAAATGCCGAATTAGCAAAATTATATATTCAAGCAGCAGCAGAAATTAAAGAGCGTGCAGAACTTATAATAAATAAAAAGGGATTAACTTATGCAGCATCTAAGATAAGAATAAAATCCCTGCTAATCGAAGCGAGCCGGTTATCCGATGGCTTTAAGACAATACTTGATAAAAGTTTAATTGACTCCGCTAATTTAGGCAAAGAAGTCAATGCTCTAATTATGAAGTCTTATCAGTCAAGTCTTGCCAGTGAAGGAATTAAATTAAATTTAACCAGGATTTTAAGTAAGGTTTCAAATAACGCAGTAAAGGCAGTTTATAACAGGATATGGACAGACGGTTTAAAACTATCCGATAGAATCTGGCTACTTGACAGGCGCACTAAGCAGGAAATTGAACGAATAGTAATGCAGAATATTATTAGTGGTGGAGCTGCTTCTGATAAGGTTACACTTTCAGCTCTTGATAATTTGCTTAATCCTAGATTAAAGAAAGCTAAATTAACAGCATTGCATGGTAGAAAAGTTGGATATGAAGCGTCAAGACTACTGCGGACTTCGACAAGCGAGGCGTTTAATGAAGGTGATAGACTTTCAAATAATGCTAATCCAGGAGTAACAGGTGAAACTTGGTTGGCTGGTGCAGGGGCTTGTGATGATTGTCAGTCAAATGACGGACAAGACGTAAATGATGTAGGATATCCTCCACTTCACAGTAATTGCAGATGTACGACACTTGCTAAAGTGGAAAGTGTAAGCAATTTTACTAATAGATATATTTCATTTATGGACAATCCCGATAGTGATAAACAGTTAGGAGATTGGTTAATAAATTATTATGGAAAGGCAGCATAAAATTATTCAAGGAGGCGATTAAAATTCCGTACCCAAATGAACATTCCTGCCGCTTAAAAAGTCCTGATTTGTTTGAAAACAATAGTTTCCGTAGAATAGCGCAGGGTAAACTTTCAATAATTATCGGCAAGTTAAAAGGACAAACTACTACCACTACGCAGGCTTATAGATATCCCGTAAGTAAATGGGACGCCGATGATGCAGAAAAACATTGTAAAGAACATAAGGGCAGTTTCCATAAAGCAGGATAGGAGATATAATAAAACTATGGAATTAGATTTACAAAATAAAAAAACAGCAGAATTTGCATTATCCAAATTATTTGAAAACTGGAAGAATAAAGACTTCAAAAAGTTAAATAAATATGTCCAAAAAACGTGGTTGCTTAATGGTGATAAAGGGGAATTTAAAAGAATGTTTGGTATGTTTGATTTAATGGATTTTTATATATACGATAAGGAAGTTATAACAGATTGTAGGCATGAAGTAGATTTTAGAGCCGATATAGTTTTTCAAAATAAAAAAAGAAGTATGTACGGTAAAGCTAATACAATTTGTGAAAAAGCACTACGTACTCCAAGCCCTAATGGCAAGTGGGGAGTTAATCCTATTAGTTTACTTAGGTGGGTTAAACAGAAGTAATAATTATGCTAAAAATATTAGAATATTATGGTTTCTCCGAACATGAACTTCTTAGAAAATTTGAAAAAATATGGAATAAAAGAGATATAGGCAGAATTAATTTACCTAATGAAGTTGAAAAAATTATAAATAAGAAAAAAAATAAAGACTAAATAATTTAAAATTTAATAAAGCAATTAATTGAGCATCTCAATCGAGGTGCTTTTTTATTTGCACAAACAAAAAGGAGCGTGCCGAGATGGCAGAGGACGTAAAGAAAAACGTAGACCCTGATGGGTCAAAGGGTAATCCAAATCCTGATGGAAGCGGAGACAAAAAGCCTACACTGTATGACGAAAAATTTGTGAAGGAATTACAAACCGAAACCATACAGCGAAGAAAAA